ATCGCCCGCAAGATCGACGCCAAGCGCGAGATGCTGCCCGAATATTGGCCGTGGGTCGAAGGGCTCATCGCGGCCGGCGCGCCTTCGGCCGGTGACGAAGTCCTTCCCACGATCATGGTGTGGATGATCGATATCGGCGAGTATGAGGTGGCGCTGCCGCTCATCTGCCACGTGCTGAAGCACAATATCCCGCTCCCGTCGCGGTACGAGCGCAGCGCGCCCGCCCTGATCGTCGAGGAAGTGGCCGAGGGTGCTCTCAAGCTCCAGCAAGCCGGCAGCGCCGCTCCGCTCGCATTGCTCGAGGAAATCGAGGCGCTGACCTCGGCCTACGACATGCACGACGAGATCCGCGCCAAGATCCACAAGGCGATCGGCGTCGAGCTGCTCGGACGGGCGATCGACCTCGACATGTCCGATCCGCGCTTGGGCGCGACGATCGAGCGCGCGCATGCGGAGCTGACCCGCGCCCAGGCGCTGCATGGCCGCGTCGGCGTGAAGGACAAGCTCCAGCGCCTCGATCGACTGGTGAAGTCGATCGAGCAGGGCAGCACCCCGCCCTCCCCGCCCCGCAAGCCCGCGCCACGCGCGAAGGCGCCCGCCCGCAAGTCCCCACCCAAGAAGGAAACGACCGCTTGACCATTTTCCGCTCCCTGCTCTGTGCCGGCCTGCTCGGCGTCGCCGGCATTTTTACGGGCGGCCTGATCGGATGCGCCTTCCTCGGCGCGGCGATCGTCACCGTCGTCGCGCTCGTCGCCGCCCACGATCCGTTCCTCGCCGGCAAGTTCGCCTCGCTGATCGCCACGATCAAGGCGTCCTACGCGACCGCCAAGGCCAAGATCGAAGCCTTCGTCGCGCGCCTGCGCGCCCGCACCTAACCAGCTCGCCCCCCGGCGCTCGGGGGCGGATCGCCGCAGGCGGGAGTGGGCTTCGGCCCGAGGGCCGCCCCAGCACCGATCCCCACCCCCGAATACCGAGACCGCGATGTCCAGCTTCATTCCCGCCGATCCGACCGCCCTCGCTCCCGGCGTCGCGCAATCGGACATCGCCCCTCCCCCTGCCTCTCCCGCCGAAGCCGTCGTCACCAACGACGGCTTCTTTCCTGATGTTGATCCGGTGACGCTGCGCGAGGCCTATCGAATTCGCGATGCGGTCACTCCCGCCCGCCTTCGCGAGGCGATCGTCACCTCCATCATCACGGCCGGCGATGATCTCGCCGTCTGGGCGGCCGGGCAGAAGGCGCAGGGCTACACCACGCTCGCAGCGGTGCCGGCGCCGACGATCGGCGGAGATAGCCGCCTCGTCGCCCTCTACCGTACCGCGATCGGCTCCTACACGCGCGCCCAGCTCGTCGAGCGGCAGGCCGATATGGATCTGACCGGCGCCGGGCAACGACAGGTTACGGATCTCGCCGATACCCCGGCCGAGCTGCGCCGCGATGCCGTCTACGCGATCCGCGCGATGCTCGGCACCGGCCGGCAGACGATCGAGCTGCTCTGATGGCCGACACGGTGACCGCGAAGCAAGGCGACACCGTCGAGCTGCTGCTCTGGCGCGAACGCGGAATCGGCGTCGCCGGGCTCGATGCGATCTACGCCGCCAATCCCGGCCTCGCCGATCGCGGCCCCGTGCTGCCGATGGGCACCGTCGTCACCATCCCTGCGGCCGTCACGGCCGCGTCTTCCACCCCTTCCCTCAACCTCGTCCAGCTTTGGGATGATTGATGATGGCGCCTGCATGAAACAGTTCTTCCACGATTTTCTACACGGGCTCGCGATCCTCGCCTCCGCGCTCGCCCCGGCCGCGTTCGGCGCGGCCGTCGCCCAGGTATGGGAGCATGGCCTCAACTGGACCCAGCGCCTGGTGCAATGGGCCGTCGGGATCTGCGTCTCCTATTACGTCAACGGCGCGATCGGCGCGGTGCTGCATATCGACCCGTTCGTCTCGCAGGCCTGCGGCTTCGTCATCGCCATGGTCGCATTCCGCGCGACGCCGGCATTCATTGAAGGCGCGGTGCGCGCGGCCGGCGCGATCCCGGACGGCGTACTGGCGAAATTCGGCCTTCGCCGTGGGGGTGACGCATGACTTATAATCGTGCCGCCCTGCGCAGCGAGCTTCGCCGCGACGAGGGCGAGAAGTTCAAGGTCTATCTCTGCACCAAGGGCAAGCGGACGATCGGCGTTGGGCGCAATCTCGACGATCGCGGCATCACGCCCGCCGAGACCAAGGCGCTGGGCATCACCGTGGCGAGCTGCATCGCGCGCGGGATCAATGCCCAGCAGTCGGCCGCGCTGCTCGAAAACGATATCGACCTGTGCGAAGCCGGGCTTGATCGCGCCTTGCCATGGTGGCGCACGCTGGACGACGTCCGCCAGCGCGTCCTGCTCAACATGTGCTTCAACCTCGGCATCACCAAGTTGCTCGGCTTCCATGACACGCTCGCCGCCATCCGGGTTGGCCGATACGTCGAGGCGGCCGATCACATGGTCGCCTCGGCGTGGCATGGTCAGGTCGGCGACCGCGCGCTGCGGCTTGAAGCGATGATGCGGACGGGGAAGCCGGCATGACCGCGATCATCGCTTGGCTGCTCGGCCACGCCCTCACGGCCGGCCTCGCGGCGCTGGTGCCCGGCGCCGGTCTGATCGTCCTCGCGCTGCGATATGGCGGCTCCGTTCTCGGTTGGCTTGCCGATCACCGGCAGGACGCTTTGATGATGGTGATCGCGGCCGCAGCGGCCGGCCTCTATGCATGGGGCGCCATTGGTCGCGCCGATCGCGCCCAGCTCGAAGCGTGGGGCGGCACAGTCTGCGCCTCGGCCGGCACCAAGCTGCAGCCGGACAAGGGCAAGCGCGGCGAGGCCTGCGCCGCCCGTATCGCGGATCTCGCGCGCGAGGAGCGCGACACCCTGAAGGTGAGCAACGAGGCGCTCAGCGCCGCGCACGATCGTGACCAGGCGCGCGCCCTGCGCGATCTCGCGAGCGCGCGGGAAGACGTCGTCAAGGCGGCCGATGCCGCCCGTAACATGGAGAAAGCGAATGGCGCGATCGGCGCGAATGATCAGGTGGGCCGCGATTGGTTTGATGCTCTCAACCGGGCTGGCGGGCTGCGCCCACCATCCCGCTAACCTGCCCCCTCCCCCGACGGCTGTAGCCGTCAACACGGAAACCCAGCCGGCTGCGGATCTGCTCGTCTGCCCGGCCGCGCCCGAGGGCTTTCCGCTCGATCAGGCGGCGACGATGACCAATCCCGTGCGCAGCGCCGCGATCCGGCTTGCCGAGGCTTATGCGGCCGTCGTCGACCAGCTCGACCGGCTGATCGAATGGCATGATCCCGGCGCCTGTACCCCGGCCGCGAAGTGAAGAAGCTCGATGCGCTCCGGGCACTGTTCTTGAAGACGGTGCCCGGCCTCGCCACCAAGCCCGAGAATCTGTCGCTGTTCGCCGATAAGGGCACCATCGGCGCGATCCGGACGATGACCCTGTCCTACGAATATCGCTTCACGGCGACGATCGTCGTCCAGGACTATGCCGGCGACGCGGACGCGATCTTCGTGCCGCTGATCGCTTGGGTCGCCACGAACCAGCCCGAGCTGATGCGCCGTCCGGATTCCACGCCCTTCTCTTTCCAGATCGAGCTGCTCGACGGCGAGACGTCCGACGTCGAGATCCAGATCGACCTGACCGAGCGCGTGCTTGTCGCCCAAGGCGATAGCGGTTGGTCGGTGACCCATCTGGACGACGCGCCGTTGCTCGACGTCTTCCCCGGCGTGACGCCGGTGCCGATGACCGCCCTTCTCCTCGACGATATGCTCTCCGGCGCCCAGCTCGTCCTGCCCGACGCCGAATGAGCGACGAGCTGGCGCAGATCGAGAAGCTCGCCAGCGCGATGCTGGCGCGCGTGTCGGCTGGGCAGCGGAAGGGGCTGCTGCGCAAGATCGCGCGCACCGTCCAGGCGAGCCAGCGCCAGCGTATCCGGAGCCAGCGTGATCCGGACGGGGCACCCTTCGCCCCCAGACGGCAGAAGGAGCCGCCCCGGCCGGGCAATCACGCGCTTAAGTTCCTCTATCCGAAGGGCGCGGCAGAACCCCGTGTCGTCTTCATGAAGAGCTGGGTGCACCAAGGCGCGCTGGTGACCGGCTTCGATATTGAGGCGAACGCGATCCGCAGCTTCTTTTGGGACAAGATCGCGAAGTACCTTCCCGTCCCTGCCGGCGACGACAATGCGGAGGGCGGCAAGCTCCGGCGACGTGGTGTCATCCGCAAGAAGGCGATGTTCCGGAAATTGAGCTCGGCGCGATACCTGCAAGCCGGGACCGATGAAAATGAGGCGTGGGTGGGGTTTGACGGCCGCGCGAGCGAGATCGCGCGCATCCACCAGGACGGCCTGAAGGACAAGCCGGCGCCGAAGGCAAAGTCCGTCCTTTACCCTCGCCGGCCCCTGCTCGGCTTAACCGCGGCCGATCGCGAGGCCGTGTTGAACATGTTGCTTGAACATATTTCCGCAGTGTAAGCTGCGGCTGGACAACAATGATCAGCGTCGCACGACATTGGTCGGTGTTAATGGAAGCGGTTGTTGAAATTTGTAGGGTTTGGCCTTACATTGCGTCCTGCAATGGTGAATGGCTCTATGGGTCACCTCCAGATACGAGCCCCGAGCGTGCCAGCGTTCGGGGCTCAAATCTTTCGGGGGTGCAGCTGCCAGACCGCACCCCCTACTCTCATCGGGTCAGTCGCTTAGCGCTTACGCAGAGCGTAAATCGCGACAGCGAGCTGAGCCAGTCCGATGAAGGTTGCAATGATAAATTCTTCTATGGGTATCACCCCCTTTCAGGCGGCCATGTAGCGCCGCCTCGATCCGCCTAGAGGA